TGCATATCTTTTCAATTTCCCCTATTGTCCATTCGGTTCTGCCGTATAGCTTGTTTTTTAATGTTTCTCTTGTCATTCCTATTATCTTTGCAAGTGTTCCCTGTGTATCACCGTGTCTTGCCATTTCAGCTAGAATGTTTGGATATTTGTATCTCTTTTTGTTTTCCATATTTCTCCTCTCTGCAAGTTCTAGATATGCAAAAAGCCGAGACCTTTCGATCTCGGCTTGAATTATCAACTCTTGATACTATATATTATGTTAAGTTGTATGATTCAAGTCTAGATCGTAGCTTTTGCAATCTATCTTTCTTACACATCCAACTTATCATATGCTTTATCGTTTTGCAAGTTTTTTTCATAACTTTTACTATGCTTTTTATCTATTTGACGGTTTTTGTGTCAAGTGTTCTATTGTGCATATCTCGATAATTTTCTTGCTAAGATTCGGGCTATCTTTTTTGTTGTTGGTTCTTTGTATTTTCTTCTTAGCTTATTGAAATCTTTTTCGTGATAATAATTGCCATCATAAAATGCTCGATGGATATCTATTACTGTCCATCCCATGTTAGTTCTGTATCCGATTCCTTTTAATGGGATTCTTATTGAGTTTGTGGTTCTTACAAAAATATCACCGTTTTTCTTTTGGTATGTAATTAGGTATTCTTTCACTTTTATCACCTCCCCTTTTCAGGGTGTAATATTATACCACTTTTTTCACCTTTTATCAAAAAACAGGATACGTTATTTTACTATCCATACGTATTCTGCTTTTCTTTCTCTTGGATCGAATGTGTCATACACTACTCCGTTCTTGCTACAAACTATGTGGCCTTTGGTTGTTATTAGTAATGTTGAGTTGGGGAACATACCAGATACCTCTCCTATCGTGCCATAAATGCCCGAAATTCTTCGATACGTCCTATCCAGGTACTTTATAACGAATTCTCTTTTATCGAGCAACGTGCCCTCAAATTGTGCCAAATCGCTTAAGTAGTCATAAACGTAATCCCATGATCTGCCTGTTGCACAGCTTATTGCTCTTATTACACAGTCATCTTCAAACTTATTCGCTGCATTTGCATTATAAAATTTATACATTTTATCTCATTGAGTTTTGAAGCACTTGCATTAGCTCTTGTTTTTGTTGTGGGGATTCTGCTTCTTCATATAATACACGTATAAAGTCTTCTAAGGCCTTTACCATGTAATGGTATGATTTATCTGTTTCTTCGCTTGCTCCGTATCGATTTCTCGACTCTTGATACCTTCCGTATTCTCCGTACATTCTATCTAGTTCATCATCGCCACGGTATCTGCTATCTCTACCTCTAGCTCCGTAGTTTCCTCTACCGTAATCCATATAATTTCCATAGTTTCCTCTTCCGTAGCTATCGTATCCTGGGTTTCTTCCCATATAATTTCCATACATATTTTTATCCTCCTTTGCCATATGATTTATCTTACTTAATTTGTATAAATATTCTATATTGTTTAGGTTTATTCCCTCATCTAATATTTGCTTTATTGGTTCTTCAACCTTTTCTATCAGTTTTTCTTCCATTATCATCACTTCCTTCCGTTAGTATTTTTATGATCTCCTCATTCTGCTGGATTATTTTTTGCAGGTATTTTACGTCTTGGTTACGTAATTCTTGCATTAAATCAACGTTATTGTAATCCCTGGATAATATTAGCAAACTTATTGCTTGTAATATTAACGATGTTGCATCTACCGAATTTACCATTAGTTATTGCTTCTTGAAATATTAAATGTCGCATTTGTAATGATAGGGATTTCTGTTGTTATTGGTGTCGTAGGTGTCGTTGGTGTTGGTACACTTCCAACACTAGCTACTGTTATGCTTGACGTTCCACGTGGGCAGATTCTTATCTTTTTATTAAATGATACGGTTTCGTAATCATCAGCTGCATCAATTGTTACGGCTCTTACTGTATCTGGAATTAGAATTCCATCTTCGTATAATCCTATTGCCACTACTCCTGCTGTTGCCGAGCTTACTGAAGCACTAAAATTAACATTATAATATCCTGTGTATCCGTTTCCGAATATTTTAAATATCGGGTTTCCGTTTTGATAATCTAACCATCCACCATTGCAACAATATGCACATCTTGTTCTTATGTCTGTGTTATCAAATACTATCGGGCTGGTGTTACTTGTCAATGCTGTTGGTTCATTTATAATTGTTTGTATCATATTTTATCTCCTCTCTTTTTGCACAATTTTCACATTATTTTGTGCATTTTTGTGATTTTTTTACAAATTTGCACATTATAAGTGCATTTTTTGTGTTTATTTTTAAAAAAAGAATAGGCACTTGCCTATTCTTATTGTTGTCCACTTTGTTGTCTAGTGGACCACATTTTAGCAAGTTCCTGTAATCAGGATGTTGTATTCCGTTGTTCATAATGCCCTCCTTTCTTTAATTTATATCAAGGTTACTTTACCTTAATACCGAAGTTTTCTAATTGCTCATTTGTAATTCCAAAGCCATTTGCAAAGCTCCTGAAGTTCTTCATTTGCTCTGGTGTATACTTACTTGTCATGTCGTTTATTATCTTTTTGGGATCACTTTGACTTTTTTGTAGTTCTTGAAATCGTTGGAACAATTGAGGATTCTTGGCTTTTAATTGATTCTGTAATTGGTTCATCAATATTTGCATTGGATTCATTCTTTCTCATTCCCTTCTTTAAATCTTCTATTTGTGCCTGTAAATATTCTATTTTTATGTCTTTATCATCTTTGGCTACTATTTCATTTAATTCGTATGTTTTGATTTCTCCTTTGGTGTTTTTGATCCACACCACTGACATGTCTTTACTGAAGTATGGTGTTTCTCCTATTACCATCTCCCTTTGTACCTCTTCCATTGAATTGGCATATTTTATAACATCTCGATTTGTTGGAGCTAATTGAAAGTTCTGAGTCAAGTTTGTTGGCTGTGGTTGTATTGGTTGTTGCATCTGGCTTCTTATTTTTTCCAATTCAGCTATTTGGCTATTAATCCGTTCTATGCTTAGTTGTGGATTATAATAAGCATTGCTATACATTTTTTCCTCCTAATAAAAAAGAAGGAGCAAGTTTAATGCATGATTATTGTTTTAAAATAACATCTGCTACTTTCTCCTTCCAATTTTAGGATATTATGTTTCTGGTGTTTCTACGTGCAAATTTTATGCAAAAAAAACGATTAGTTTATTAAACTAATCATCTTGGATATTTCTATTTGTAAGTAATTCTCATATAGCTTCTTTATCTTTTTTATCTCGTAGTTAATCGTTCTTTGGCTTACTCCAATTTCAAAGCTCATCTTTATTATTGTATCGTGGTTTATCATCATGTCCAGGATTCGCTTCTGTTCATCGCTTAGTGTTACCTTATTTGTAAAATCATCATATAATGCTTTTACCTTTAGTTTTTCTATCATAATCTCCCCTCGTTTGGTGATTATAATATTGTAATTCCTAATTAATGGAATGCAAAGAAAGTGCAAATTAATGCAATTAATCGCAAATTATCGCAATTTTATTTTAAAGTAATTGACTTAGTTTTTTGTATATTTCTTTCTTTCTGTAGCTTATTGTACGAGATGAATATCCTGTCTTGAACATGATTTCTTTCATTGGCTCGCCTTTTAGACACAGGTCTAGAATTGTTCTTTCTTTTTTGCTTTCTTTTAATATGCCTTTTCTTATTATGTAGTCATATGTTTCCTGTGCCATATCGAAATAATAATGATCCTTCATAATTTCCCCTCCAGCAAGTTTTGTATTATATGTTTTTTTGTTAATAAGTCAATAAAAAAAGACCAGGGTTTCCCCTGGTTTATTTAATCTGTATTGCATCTATTGTCTTACCGTATATTCCTGCATATCCACTGCTGGTGCTATCTACTTTGCTTACCCATCCTAGCCACTTGGCTCCTTTTATGTGTACTCGGTACTTGGATCCTTTTATCTGGATTCCATCTATGTCGCTGTTTAGGTTTCCTGCATAGTCTTCTGTTCCTTTTACCCATGGAAGCCATTTCTTTTTAGCTTTATCATGTACTCGGTATTCTAAGTCTTCAATTTGTACTCCACTTACTCCGTGGTCTATGTTTCCTGCATATTCCTTTGTGTCGCTTGTTACGTATGGTAGCCATTTGTTACTTACGTTATCGTATGTTCTGTATTTCCTTTTCATCTTTGGTAGGTCAGCATTTAGGTATGGTGTCGGGTTGATTCTTACATCTAAGGTGTTTCTAACTTCAAAATGAAGATGTGATCCAAAGCTTCTGCCTGTGTTTCCCATGTAACCAATTTCATCACCACGTTCTACGTATTGGCCTTTCTTAACGTAGACCTTTGACATGTGTGCATATAATGTTCTGTAGTTGTTTGAATGTTTCAACTTCACACAGTTGCCGTATGAGGCATTTCCTGTGGCTTTAGTATTGTTTTTTTGACCTGTCTGGATAAATGTTACGTATCCACTCGTATGAGCTATTATTGGGCATGTTTTGCCCTTATATTTGACTACATCAACACCTTTGTGTGTTACTGCATTGTATTTGCACGTGATCTGGTTATCTGCATCTTTTAATACTCTACTACTCATTGCCATCAACCTCTGGAATTCCAGCAATTGATGTTAATAATGAAAGTATTCCACTTAATAAACTTGCACTTGCTACCATTAGCCAATTGACCTCACTAATTACTGCACTTGTACCAATGGTTGCTATTGCTGTTTGTGCTACGGTTTTTAATGCTCTAATACCTGCACATTTAATCCATAATTTAAAATTATTTCTCATCTTTTTACCTCCTATTTTAATCCTAATTTAATTGCAATGTAACCAATTACTATTGTAAGTATTGCTTGCATAATAAACGATATCCACCCTTTGATATCCTTCTGTTTTACTTCTTCTTTTACATCTAATTTATTGTTTATGCTTTTGATATTGTTTTCCATTTGACCAATTCTATAATTCATGGTTTCTAATATCCTAGTGTTTTTTTCTAGCTGATTAATTCTTTCTTCATGATTTTCAAATCGTTCTTTAATTAAATCATCACTCATACTTGCCTCCTAATTAACACTTGTTACTAAATCATCCAAATTTCCTATCAACATTAATATTGAGCATCTTAATGATGATGTCATATTATTTAAAACTGTAAAACTTGTGCCACTTATTGTAATTGTTACATCAAATTGA